TGCCTTAGCAGATGCAGCACCACGAATGGGCTTAGGGATGTGAATAACGTCACCCTTCTTGCCAGTCATAGCGAGACGCTTGACAAGGGGAGCCATCTTCAGGTTCTTTTGATAAGCGGCAATTACTTCATCCGACCAAATCTCGGGGATAAAAGTAGCCGCAGCAGTTTTGTCTACTACAGCATTAGCTGTAAAATAGGCACCAGAGGTTTCACCAGCCATTGTAATTCTCCTTTAGGCTATCGAACCCGACCCTCTGCGTACGCCTTCAGTAATTCATCTGATAGACTTTGGTAACGCTCTGGGTCGGTACGCATAAGTTTAATAATGTCAGCACGACGATAAACTTTCTTGCGTGATCCCTCTCCTGTTCCGCGAGCGTTGCCTGTGTTAGCTGACTTTACTGCACTCTTACGGGCTACTCTTTCAGCCTGTGCTGTTTGTTGGACTACTTGGTTCTTCTCTTTCCAGAGGCTAAACAGTTCGTCCGCAGCATCATAATCGTACATCTGGTCAGCCTGAACAAACAACTGTGTTCGGACTTTTGACCCTTTGATCCACTCAGCAAACTTAGGATCCTGTAGTACAGACTCCATTTCGGGATGCCGTTGTTGAAGTTGTGCCAGCGTTGCTTGCTTCTTAGCTTGCTCTGTGTACGCCTGCGCTTCTCTAATCTTTGGGTGGTTGTCTATAGCTCGACTAACAGCAGTCTTGGGATCAACAAAGAAATCTACATCATCTTCATCGTCAAATTGTTGCTGTTGTTGAGGTGCTTGCTGTGTCGAGAGTTGTGTCTGGATGTAATCATCAACAACTTTACGTAGTTCACCAACTTCAGTACTCTGTTTGCCTGAAAACTTCTCAAGCTCTTGGTGCATCTGTACAAGGTCTTCGACAGATTTACCTCGGTACTTCTCTGGTAACTCAGGTTCCTGAGGTTGTTCCTCTTCGGGAGTCTCTGTGGTATCCTGTGTGTCTAGTTGATCTGTTGCTTCTTCTTCCTGACGCTCATCTATTAATGTTGCTCGTGACATTCTAAACTTACCCCGCCTATTATTATTAGGTTATGGAGGATTAAATGGGAGTTGCCCCTATTGAGATTCCCGCGTGGTTTGTCCAGCCTTCTCGTGTTCACGTACCCACTTCATGTGCCTACCGGGGAAATCCCCAGAGGCACCGTCGAGTATGTGTTGAGTAGCTGATACAATCTTTGTAGCGTTAGCACCACACCCGCACCTACTGGATGTAGTACCTGACTCTACAAAATCTTCAAAGGTATGTCCGTTAGTACAACGAAAGTCAAATACTTTAATCATCTTCTTCTGGAGGCTTTGACGCTTCCTCGTAGTTAGTTTTAACGATAGTTTCCATGTTGAGCAAATGGGCTAATACGTTTAGTTGTCCCTTGCGAAAGAACACATCGTTAGCATCTTTAGCCGCTTCAATACTATTAATCTGTATAGCATTGTTTCCAAAGTCCTGCATGAGTTGTTTCCAACCGTCTGTCAAAAAAAGACTAAAGTATGTGTCATAGTACTGCTGTGTTTCCTGATCCATTTGAGGCCTCTTGGGTTGTCTCTGTTAATAAGATGTACCTAAGTACACTGTATATTATACCATACTTTGACGCAAAAGTCAAGTACTTTTTATTGTAAATTTTACCGCTTCTTAGCTGTTTTTTTAGCTTTCTTAAAGGCAGCTGCTGTAGGGGCACCTTTTGACCCCGGTTTACGCATCTTTTCGCCTGATCCAGCCTTGATGCGCTTACGTTTGGCGTGGATATTGGCGTATAGCCCTTTCTTTGGCATTTTAGTAGCCTTTTTTCATCGGCTTGCGCTTAGGCTTTGCCGCTGCTTTTTTCTTGGCTTTTGCTTTAGGCTTGCTCTTGCTCCCGTACATTTTCATAGCTTTCTCCTTAGCGTTTTTAGAAAGATCCTTCATGTGAAACACAGGTACTGAGGATTTAGTGTGAGTTTTGCCTGAGTGCAATGAACCGTCAGGCATCTTGTGGGTTTCTCCAGTGTGCAGAGTCCCGTCCTTTTTGTAGTGTGGTACACCTTTAGCCATCTTACCATTTCACCTTGTTTGCCCAGTAAGCCGCAGACATCTTGCCTTTGGCTATGTTTTTAGCGTGACGAGCTTTAAACGACGCTCGTTTCTTTTTCATTTTGTCGCCTTCACCCGCCTTAGGTTTACCAGCAGTTTTAGCCCCCTGCTCACCAAAGCGAATAGTTTTAACTTTGTCACCCTCTTTAGCGACGACAATGTGGCTCTTTTTGGGGTGACTAGGAGTCCTCTTCGGCTTGTTGAACCCGCTTACCCCTGCCCGTGCTAGTCTTGGGTCCTTTTTGCTTGGCATTAGAGTCCTCCTTCTGGCGCAGGTCCGACATTAGGGCCTCTAGGTCCTTGACCCGGTTCTCCAGCAAGTCCAATTTGTCGAACTGCTCTTGGAACGCTTGGTTGATTTGGTGTAGAAAGCTGTTCATTTCGGTTTGTGTCATTAGCATTTTGACGTTTTCCTTCTATTTGATTTTCTTTAAGTAGGGCGTCTGCCACTTTAAGTCTTCGTTCAAACTCTTTGTCTTCTTGATCTCCAATTTGAAGGTTACGAGTAATCGCGTTGATTTTTTCAATTTGAAGCTCTTCAGGAGCCAGTTGAGTTTCAATAGCGTACTTTTGTGCGCGTGCTTGAGACTCAGCAGCTTGCGCTGTAAGAGCTGCAGTCTGACTCTGCTGAAACTCCATCTGTGCTTGTTGAGCAGCCATAGCCATTTGCTGTGCCTGAGGATCTGGCTGTTGAGCCTGTTGCATAGATGCAATCAACTCATCACGGTTGCTCAAGTTCATGTTGTCGATGATGCTCTGGATCAACACGGGGTAAATCGGGCTGTCCTGCTTCATGGTCTGCAAGAGTTGTACCAGCTGAGTAACCTCATATTCACGAGCAATGATGCCCAGAGTACTCGTAGCGTTAAACTTATAGTCAGCCACGGGGTAGTTCTCAGGATCAAACTGCATGTACCTGTGAGCAGCTTTGGTTACAAACGGCAGCAGGAACGACTGCTGGAAGTTAATCAGTGTGCGCTTGTGACGCTTAATAATAGCGCCAAGAGACATAGAAATCCCAGCGGCAGTAGCTTCACCATTAACAGTTCCAGCGATTCCTGCTGAATCAACGGCTCCTGTAGCTTGCTGAACCATCTGTTGAAGCGCTGATGCTTGGGCAAAAGTAATTTGATTAACTTGACCAAAGTTGAACGGTTGTAGTACTTCACGCGGATCTCCGTTAGTCAAAATCATCTTGCCCGGACGAATTTCAGGTTTAGCGCCTCGGGGTAAACGTGTGGCGTCAATAGCCATCATAGGATGAATCGTGAGACTCAGTGCGTCAATCCTAGCGCGTAGCTCGGTATCCAGAGCCTTTTGGCTGTTGTAGCCCTTCTCGCACACGCCACGGCCCCAGAAGCGACCCGGAACAACGTCCCAAGGAAACGCGACTACAGGACGATCACCCATCATGTACGGGTTGGCCTCTGCCTTCAGTAGTGTGCCACCGTTAGCGATAACCACGATAGCCTCGACGTACATAGACTCATTTTCTACTTCTACGTCTTCTGCCTCAAGCAACTCACGGGGCACGAGTCCGTAGTACTTCGTCAGTCGTACTTTGTCGTCGTTGTAAATCGTGAGGTCTTGATCTGGCTCTAGGTCTGTATCAGGAGCTGCTGATTCGATGAAAGCCTCACGGTACACTCCCTGTTCCTGCAGTAGTTCTACGCTGTGCTTAGACACAAACTCGTCAATAGCAACACCCATAGCGTCTTCTACAGACGTAGCTACAGGGTCAATCAAAAAGTTCTGGGGCAGTACCGGCTTAAGTTTGACGACAACCCTATCGGTAATGTTGACTCCCACAGCCGTGAGATCGCCACCCATAACGGGTTGAGTCGCTGGAGCCATTTCTTTAATCTCTTCAAGAACCACCTCCCCGATGCCTGTGCCAAACACAGCAGAGTTAATTAGGCACTCTGCGACAGCCTTACGTACTTTACATTTTTCAAAGTCTTCTGTTAGCTTGTTACGCAGGTACTGAATGTCCTGACGCTCTGGGTCGTTCATGTCATCAGCAATATCAAACCATTTGCCACGACCAAAGGTAGCTTCTTCTAGCTCTGCTACGTTAGATTCTACAGCCTGCTGAAGCGCAGGAGCGATAATTCTAGAACGCTCAGACGCTCTCTCGGAGTCAGCAGGGTCCCATTGACCTCGCCATAACCGATAGTACTCCTCAAACTTTGCTTCGTAGTTTGATTCATAGTAATCTCTCCAGTTCTCACACTTGGTGATTACCCACTCTTCCAGAGATTCCTCAATCATCAGAGGGTCTGGACTATAAATATCTTCTGCCATAGTATTGTCCTTAGAGTATTGCTACGCTGTAACCTAGTGTAAAAAACACTACGGCAGAAATAGCGTAGATGCCATAGGTATTAAATTTTCTAAAAACCATTAGTAACCTGCCACAACATCAAGTATTTCGTGATCGTCAATTTCGTAATCGTAGTGGTACGCTACTTGCGCCAGTTGATCTACGTAGGCTAGAGCGTCAACCAAGTCATCGTGGGTTAGTGGGTCTGGAAACTGAAACAGTTGATCTAAGAATCTGTTGTTCCACTCACCCTTGTTTATTGCTACGTAACCGTTCTCAAAGCGCCCCTGTAGCGCCCACATAACCCTGTCAGTCTTCTTTTTGTTTCCATGGGTCAACTCTTCTACACGGAAGAAAGTCCCGTAGCGTTTCATCAGGTCCATCAGAGGACTCATTACCGCCTGCTTTGCTATTCCTCTTTCAATACCAACACTGACGGGCCTGTAGTCTCGAACGGCCTGAAATATCTTGGTGGCAGTCTCGTCAAGGCTCCACCGCCCATGTATAATGTTATCAACGTACCAACCATCAGGGCTAACTTTAACAACAGCGATTGCGGTTTCATCAAGTTTTGTGTTCTTCGTCCGTTTCTTGTTTACTTCTTCAAAGCCAGCCAAGTCAACAGCTATATAGTAATCTCCAACCTCGGGCTCTTCTCCGTACTGTACCCAGTCTTCTTTAAACATTTCTGAGCCTCTTGCTTCAAATGAGGCCATGAACTCTTGTCTAAAGGCGTAGGACGACATTGACTTCTTTGCTGTGTCAATTTCGTGAGGGTCGAGGAGTGGGTTGTCATAACTGGTAAAGTGCCACCCCTTGTAAGTTTCATCGTCCCCTAACTCCGCAAGTTTGTACAGTTCGTAGAAGTGATTACGTCCCATAGGCGTACCTATGAACATCGCTGATCCCTTTTGGTCAGCCAGCGCTGGACGGAGAATCTGCTCCCATACGTCAGGCTTCATGTCTGCGTACTCGTCCATCACGAGAAACTTCAAGGACACACCACGCATTGTCTCTGGCCTATCGGCTCCTTTGAGACTAATCGTGGCCCCGTTGACCAGCTTGATCTGCAGGTTGTTAATGTGGCTACCTGCTATCACAGGGTGTCCTAGCTCCAAAAGGGTCTGCCACATAATATCTCTGGCCTGACCCTGAGTGGGCGCAACGTAAAAAACGTGGCCTTTGTCGGCCTGCAGCGCATTGATGATTAACATCCACGCTGCGAGTCTGGACTTCCCTGTCCGTCTTCCTGCAGCGACTACCTT